GTTTCCTCCACTTGTAATGTTGCCAGTGGCATCAATAATAACACTGTTAACTTCTTGGTATCTTAGTGTGCTGTTTCCAAGATATCTTGTTGCATTTGTATCAGGAAGTAAATTTGAACCAATTGTGCCATTCACAATCAGTTGATCGCCAATGGTAAAATCTTGTGTGATAGTTAGACTGTTTCCAACATCGAGGTCTGTTGCAATGGTAACGTTTCCGCTTATGTTTGTTTCTGTTCCAGAAAATGTAACTACATTAGAACTTCCAGCAACACTAATAGTTACATTGGCACTGTTTGCTACACTTACGTTTGATGTTCCGTTGGCAATGAATGTTGGTTCTATTGATGAACCATACAGTTCTGCAAAGTTATCATTGCATTTAATGTATGCAGTTCTTAGTCCGTCACCTGTGCCGTCGTTTGCGGTTGCACCAACATTGATTGTTTGTCTTGCCATTGGGATCCTCTAACTTACTGTTATGAGTATTTATGGCTATTGTAAACTAAAGTTTATGCATTAACAGTTATTGCTTGTGCGGCAATTATCTGCCAACCGTTGGTACCATAGATCATTGTAACTGAATCATTTGCGGCGTCCATTGTAATTGATGTGCCGTTTGAAAATGTAGTTGGAGTGATTGTTGCAGTACCGCCTTCAACAAGCAGGGTGATTATTTTTATCTGTCCTGCGGCACCATTTGCAAGTGAAAATGCATCTGCACCAGTTGTTGTAAGTTCTGTATACAATGTTGTTGTGTTGATTGCCCCTGGACCACTTATGGTTTGTATGCCGGCTGTGATACCTCCAGTTGTAACAATACTACCTGCAGTACCTCCACCTAAAAATGTGTTTACATCTGCATCAGCATATCTGTATGTGATGTCTTTATCTGATTTAAGTGATCTGGCAATACCGTCTGTATCTTTTATAAATCCCATTGCTTATCCTTTACTAGTTTAAGTCAACCCAAGCACTGCCTGTATACCCTTGAAATTTTGTTCCGCTGGTCACAAAGATTATCATGCCAGCAACTGGAGAAGTGATAGCGGCATCTCTAGCGGTAGCATCAGCATAGGTCGGAAGAGTGAATGGGCCACTGCTTATTACGCCAGCAGTTCCAATATATGCACCTAATGGACGTACATTAGCATTACCAATATATCTTGTATTGTTGGCATCAGGAATAACATCTTGTGCTATCCGTATTGTGCCTGTACCATCTGGTGCAAGAACTATATCACCGTTGGTATTATAACTTGAAATAGTTTGACCGTTCATTGCAATGTTGGAACTTACACTATTGGCTCCGTATAACTCTGTGAAGTTATCGTTTGTTTTGTCCATTGCTGAACGTAGATTATCACCAGTTCCATCATTTGCACCGGTGCCAATGTTTATTGTTTGCTGTGCCATCTATACATCCTTTAATACCTGTGTATTTATGGCTTAGACTGCGAAGCTCTCTCCGCATCCACAACTAGCAGTTGCGTTAGGATTTATAACTTTTAGATAGTTACCGCCTAGTTCGTTTACCCAATCAACTGTGCAACCTAGCACAAACATTTCTGCTATAGGATCAACAACCAATATGTCGTTGATAGGCTCGCTCCACTTAACATCTGGCCATTTTGATTTATGGTCCCAAACGTATGTAAAGCCTGAACATCCACCACCTTTAACACCAAGTGTAACATAGTCACCTTCAGGTGTGACTGACTTAAGATATTCTGTTGCTTTGTCTGTTACTTTTAGCATTAGTTCTCACGTTTGTAGATTGTCCAAGCACCGTATGCAATGGCTGCATAGGCTGCTAGTTTTGCGAATGGTCCTGCTATAAGCACAATAATGCCTACACCAATTAGTATAGCACCATCCAATGATGTGCGTTCTTCTAGTCTGCTAGTGATAAATTTTTTAATCATTGTTTAGTACTCCTTGAACTGTATTTATTTTATACATTTTCATATTCAAAGTTTTGACATTCCTCACCTTTGTTCAGCAATACGGCACCGTTACGTATATGGAATCGTTCTGCCATACGTGTTAGCGGGCTGAGTGTTATAAAACGTGTTACACCTTTTGTTTCTTTGATATGTTTGGCAGCTTCTACTATTATTTCTCTGCCAGCACCTTTACTATAACTCCACACTGTGTAAAACACAGCAGTGTCTGGTATTGTATCACTGCTACTCCATGATTCTGTACTCATCCAATCAAGTTGTTGTTCTGTTATAGGAACTTGATTGGTATATCCAACACAGATTACTGCACGTACACCTTCTTCCAATGGCGGTGCATACTGTGCATATTGGTCTTCGTACAGTGCATAAACTTCTCTACCGCACATGATACGCCAATCTGCTGGAAGATGTGGACGCACTGGGTCCTCCGCAACAACTTCTGCTACATCTTGTAAATTAAGTCTAGATAACATTTTTCACCTTTGGTATATTGAATTTTTACTTATAGTCGACGTGTAATACGGCCTTTAGAAAGATCATATGGCGAAACCTCAAGTTCTACAGTATCGCCTAACAAGACTTTTATCTTGTACATACGCATTTTACCATTTATCTGAGCAATTACTTCGTGTTTAGGTTTTTTAATTTCTACTCGAAACATTCCACCACGCATTAGCTCAGTAACTATGCCTTCAAATTTTATTAATTCTTCTTTAGCCATTTGCAAACAACTCATATACTTCAGGCATTTTTTCTTTAAGACTTATACCTTTAACTGCGTCTTGCCAATCCAGTTTTATTTGTCCTTGTTCTATTAAATCTGGATCAAGTTTTTGTTTGTATAATAGAGTACGAACGTGATCACTGAATTCATTTGCTTCTAATACCTTTTGTTTTTGTTTTTCTGTAAACACATGTGATTCCCAATATGGATCAGCATCTTGTATATAACTATAACTGATGGTAAATCCTTGACTACGTAACCAATCTTCGGTTTCTTTAAGATACAGTATGTTAAGTTTACTCACAACTATATTTGCATTTAGAATTGCATTTGGCATGCTTTTAAAAACTTCTAATGTTTTTAAAGTATTGTTCCACTTGAGAGGGAACCTCATGTACTCGAACTTTTCTTCTATTGCATCTATACTACAAGTAATTGTGAGTTTAGAAAACTGTGCTAAAAGATCCATCTGTTCTTTAGTAGGTATTGTACTTGAATTTGTTATAATATCTACGTGACAGTTTGTGATATCACAGTCAATTAATTTTTGTAAAGTATACGCAGTGAGTTTGTCATAAAAAGGTTCACCTCCAAGTATACTAACAAATAATAGATCTTTGGTTATTAAACTATCTATCTCTTCTCTTGGAGTCGATTTAGTTGGGAGGTCGATACCTACAAGTTTTTCATACTTTTTCCAACCTGTACTTAAAGCGCCGCCACATGTAACACAAGCACCATTGCATATATTTGATGTATACAGTTTTAAATATTTAATTTTGTTATCGCCTGATATAGCAATTTTTTCTATTTTATCTATGTCTTTATCCCATAGATAATCAAGTGTTTCGTTTTTGATTTGACGATCACTTTTATGTCCTTTAGCCTCAGGTATACTACAATGGAAACAACCAGATGGAATCTCATTGTTTAACATAGTTTGTTTTAATTTAGGTATATCTTCGTCAGACGGCAAAAGACAACATACAGTATCATTGGTTATACCAGCTTCTTTTCCAAAAAATGGAAGAACGCAAAAGAATTTATTCTGTGTCTTCATTTATTCCTTGTAATCTATCCCAACGAAAACTTCGCCAACTGTTAACATCGGTATCCCAGACCACTTGTACTTCTGGATTGATTTTACGATCAGTATTGGGTTCCACATGAGGAACAATACTTTCTTTCAGTGTTGCTTTCATTTTTCTCAATGTTCCGTCAGCTTTTAAAAATTCTAATTCAATGATATCGTTAGTCAATGAATTTTTAATAGATTCTTGATTCTCAACTTCAGTATATTTAACCATTTAGTGCCTCCAAATTTACTTTAATTAAATCATCGTAGGTCCAATTCACAGGAGCGGCTCCGCCAAAACTGCCTATCTTAATTCCTTTGCTGAAACTCACACCACGCCATTCTCGTTGTTCACGACGTAGTTCTTTGTGTAAAAACTCTGGCTTTACAC